CAGTTGCTGGCGAGTCACCATATGCTCAAGGCATTGTTGGTAAGCAAGTAACAGGCGGTGTTAACCTTGGACAATTAGGTGGTGTAGAAAAAGGCTTCTACAGCATGAACAACGGTTATTCATCACCAACTTCATCATTTGATACAACAGTCACAAACGTACTAGCTCCAACGCTAGTATCATCTTTGACAGAAGCTCAAAAAGACTATATTCGTTGGGACCAAGACCTTCTTGACCAATCAACTGGTTATGTTCAAGTTCTAGACCTTGCATTTTCTAGCACCGATTGGGCATTGCTAAATAGACAAAACTTCGTAGCATACAAAGTTGTTGAAGGTACTGCTGGTCACCTTTCTGGTTCTAGTGCTGTTCGTCGTCTTACCAACGATACTGCTACAGCTTACACAACAAGAGTTGTACTGTTCAAGACAGCCTCATTCAGTTCAGTAGCCGCTGGTAACTTAGATGTAGAAGCCCCAATCATTGACCAATTCCAAGCTTCACCAGCAGGTGTTGACGCTCTTGGTGCAATCGCTGGTGGAACAACTTGGGGTCTAGAGAACACCTCTGCAATCCCAGAAATCGATATCAAAGTCGATTCAATCAGCGTAACTGCTATCACCAAGAAACTCAAGGCCAAGTGGTCACCAGAGTTGGGTCAAGACCTCAATGCATACCACAATTTGGATGCAGAAGTTGAGCTTACCTCAATTCTTTCAGAGCACGTAGCCCTTGAAATCGACCGTGAAATCATGGAAGACCTTATCAAAGGTGCAACCGCTGGTACATTCTACTGGTCAAGAAGCCCCGGTTTGTTCGTCAATCGTACAACTGGTCTTGAAATCGGTGCATCAGCTAAGGCTCCAGACTTCACAGGTACAGTCTCAATGTGGTATGAGACATTGATTGAAACAATCAATGACGTTTCAGCTCAAATCCACAGAAAGACTCTACGTGGTGGTGCAAACTTCCTCGTCTGTGGTCCAGAAATTGCTAATATTCTTGAGTTCACCTCTGGCTTCAGAGCCAAGGTTTCTCATGCAGACGAGAAGGGTGAGATTGGTGCAGTCAATGTTGGTTCAATCTCCAAGAAGTTTGAGATATACGTTGCAGCAGACTTCCTCCGTAACGTAATCCTCGTTGGTCGTAAGGGTAGCTCATTCCTTGAGTCTGGCTATGTATACGCACCATACGTTCCATTACAAGTCACTCCAACCATCTTTGGTCAAGACGACTTCGTTCCACGTAAAGGTGTCATGACCCGTTACGCCAAGAAGATGGTCAGACCAGATATGTACGGTCTTGTCATTGTACGTGGCTTACTCGGTGAGAGTGGAGCATAATCTATCTTAGATAGATAAACAGGCCCCCGATTAGAAATAATCGGGGGTTTGTTATATTTGTTACTATTTATATTTGATATTGGTTAAAAACCAAATTACAAACAACAATTGGAGGATTTTATAAAATGGCTGGTAAACTTTCTGTAGCTAGAATGAAGGCTCTTCTCTCTGGCAATTCAATGACTTCTGTTTCTACTTCTGGTGATTCTACTGTCGGTTCTGGCTTAGTTCTTAGTGATGTTGGTACTGTAGCTGCTGATGGTTCAACAATTGCTGATGCTGCTGCTGTTGTGACACACGTTACAATTGTAACCGCTGCTAATGGAACAAAGGGTGTTAAGCTTCCAACAGGTGCAACAACTGGTGAGGTTTATGTTATAAGCAATAGTGCTGCTGCTATACTTAAAGTATATGCAACATCGGAAACATTAAATGGTGTTGATGGTGCTACTGGTTTCTCAATTGCTGCAAGCAAGGGTGCTATCTGTGTCAAGAGTGGTGCTGCAACATGGGCAGTAATATTCGCTTAATATTTGCTTAAGCAATAACAAAAGAAGCCCTCCTTAATGGAGGGTTTTCTTTTATTTATTACTATTTACAATTGAAGGAGTATCTTCTTAATGGCAGTTCCAAATTTGCTTCCACAAAGCACTTTAAGTGCAGTAGTTTTACCAGTTACTGGAAGTCCATCAGAAGTCACCCAATATTTACCATTCGCAGTATATTCTGGCTCAACATCGTTCCTGTCTGGTGCTTCTGACCAAGTTGCTTATGTTTATAAGAAGCTGGGTGGCGATGTATTAGATATTGAAATAACGGTTGGTAATGTTTATGCTGCTTATGAAGAAGCAGTTTTAGAGTATTCATATCTTATTAATATTCATCAAGCACAAAACTCATTACCAACATTACTTGGAAAAACAACAGGTACATTTGACCATACTGGCGAGTTAACAACAAATATTGGTGGAAAAGCAGAACTAGCATATCCAAAGTATAATCTAGATTATCTAAGACACTTTGGCGATGCTTTTGCACAAGAAGCTGGTATAGGTATGAACTCTTCTATCTATTCAGCTTCAATACCTATAGTTGACGAAGTACAAGATTATGATATTCAAGCGATTATACAATCAGCATCGTTAAACAATTACGACCCAGCAACTGGTGGCTCTGTTCCGTTCTCTGGTTCATTAGCTGGAAAGAAAATAACTGTAAGACGATTTTATTATAAAACACCAGCTTCAATGTGGAGATTCTTTGGATATTATGGTGGTCTTAACGTAATTGGTAATATGTCTACATATGGTCAATATGCAGACGATAGCACGTTTGAAGTAATCCCTGCGTGGCATAATAAATTACAAGCAATGGCCTATGAAACTTCAATTTATACAAGAAACTCACACTATTCATACGAGATTATAAATAACAAGTTAAGAATATTTCCAGTTCCAAACTCTTTTACCCCCGAATATTTTTGGATTGATTTCAGCGTAGAAGAAGATGGATGGAAACAAAACAATAACGATGCAGGTACTAATCAATCCGCTGGTATCAATAATATGAACACACTTCCATTTGCCAATATACCATACGAGAATATAAACTCAATTGGTAAGCAATGGATTAGAAGATTCTGTTTAGCTCTTTGCAAAGAGATATTGGGCCAAATACGCTCTAAGTTCTCAACAATTCCTATTCCCGGTGAGTCCGTTACCCTTAATGGAACAGCACTAATCTCTGAAGGCAAGGAACAACAAGATAAATTGAGAGAAGAATTAAAGACAATGCTTGAGAAGATAACATATAGCAAGCTTGCAGAACAAACAGCTAACGATGCAGAAAATCTGCAAAAGACTGTTTCTAAAGTACCACAGAATATATTCGTAGGATAACATGGAAGCAGAATTAAAAGAATTACACTTTAACCCATCTACGATAGAAACAGTTGATACTGCTTTTTACGAATGGGTCAATGAAACAATGAATGTTTCGGCACAAACTTCTGAGGGCTGGAGGAAGGTTCCTGTTATTTGGTTATCGGCAGAACGTGCTTTTCAGATGAAAGCAGACAAAGATATCCGCGATTCTTCTGGTATGGTTAAGCTTCCAATTATCACAATCGATAGAACCTCTATCAATAAAGACCCAGCAAAGACGGGTGCATTCCCAGCAAACATAAGACCTGTTAACGATGAACAAGGTGGCTACCTAACTGTTTCTCGTAGAATTAATCAAGATAAATCCAATAACTTTACTAGAGCAACAGTAGCAAGTAGAAGGTTTGGATTGCGTGACCCAAGAGCAATTCAGAAAACTGTATATGAAACTATAACGGTGCCAGTTCCTGTACATCTAAATATAACATATGCATTAAATATAAAATGTGAGTTTATGCAACAATTAAACCAAGTTATAACCCCCTTCTTTGCAAAGAATGGAAACACTAAGCATTTTGTTTTTACATCAAAAGATAAACATAAATTTGAAGCTTTTATAAAAGGTGACTTCGGAACAACAAGTAATTCAAACAATCTTGCAGAAGAAAGAAAACTTTATACTTCAAAAATTGAAATTGAAGTATTGGGAAGAATATTTGGCTCTGATATAAATCAAGAGAAACCAAAAATAGTTAGAAGAGAGAATTCGGTAGAAGTTAAAATTGGTAGAGAAAAAACAATACTTAGAGAAGATTAGTCTTTTGAGATAATATAACACTATTTATTTATGATTTTCAAATATTTATTGTACTAGGAGAGCTTTATAATGGCAGCAACAAGATTCAAATTCGTTTCTCCCCGCGTTTTTATAAACGAAATAGACCAATCACAATTACCAGCTACACCAATTGGTGTTGGCCCTACTGTCATTGGACGTTTTCAAAAAGGCCCAGCAATGCGTACAGTACGCATTAGTTCATTAGCCGAGTTAACAGAGGTATTCGGTCAACCAGTAGCTGGTCGTAGAGGTGGTGATGTTTGGCGCGAAGGCAATACCCTTGGTCCAACCTACGCTGCTTATGCTGCACAAGCTTGGTTAGCAAGTAATAGCTCTATCAACATTGTAAGACTATTAGGTACTCAACACTCCAATGTTGCAAATGGCGATGCTGGTTCTGCTGGCTGGAAGACTGACAATGTAAATGCTGCTACAAGTGGTGGAGCATATGGTCTTTTCTTGGCTCCATCTGGTGCTGCTGCAACTACGGTAAATGGTACTCTCGCTGCTGTTTGGTATATCAATGAAGGCTCAATGGCTCTTTCTGGTACAAGAGCAGGTTCAACTGATACAGTCTCCGGTTCCAACGTGTTACTAAAATCTCAAGCAGATTATGCTGAATTTAAAGCTGTTGTCTATAATGCCGCTGGTACAGGAACAAATATAACCTTTAACTTGAATAGAGATTCTGCTAAATATATTAGAAAAGTATTTAACACAAACCCAGTATTGACTAACAGTACCATCACAAGAGCAGCTAATCAAAAAACATATTGGCTTGGTGAATCTTTCATTCGTTCATATGATGAAATAGTTGCTTCTGTATCATCATCTGCTGGTGAGATATATGGATTTATTGCTCCACTAGCATCTGGCTCAAATTATGGTGCTGTAAATAAAAGACCAATGGCTGCTGCAAAAACTGGTTATGTTATCTCGCAAGATTTAACATCAGATACAGCATCATTCAGCCCAGCAAATCAAACAAAACTATTTAGAATTTCTGCAATTGATTCTGGTGAATGGGAAAGCAAAAATCTCAAGATAGCTATTGAAGATATCAAGGGACCAAGAAATGAATATGAGACTTATGGTAGTTTCTCTGTTGTAGTTCGTGAAGCTGCTGATACAGACGGAGCACCGAGAGTTGTTGACAGCTTTTCTGGATTAAATCTTGACCCAACATCAACAAATTATATTGGTAAGAGAATTGGTACTAAATTTCTTGCTTGGGATGATGTTGAAAACCGCTATTCAGAGTATGGTGATTATGCAAATCAATCAC